TCGTGAAGACACAATCAGCCAAGGCAAAGGGACGAAACCTGCAAAAGTGGGTCGTAAAGCAACTGTTAGAAAGGTATCCACAGTTAACAGAGCTTGACCTTAGAAGCTGTCCTATGGGTTCTCACGGTGAAGATGTCGTGATGTCTCAAGCAGCTAAGGAAGCTATTCCAGCAGTATTCGAGTGTAAGTCTTTAGCTAAGATAGCGGTGTACAACTACTATGACCAGGCTAAGACACACGGCACATACGAACCAATTGTAATTATTAAACAGAACGGCAGAGCACCATTAGCGGTGATTGACGCTGAAGTATTATTTGATTTGATGGCAGGATAAGATGCGACACGCTAAAGACATTCAAGAAGAACTAAATCACATTGTCTCGACGCTAGAAGTAGAAGCTCGTTACATGAGAGAACGCAATGAGAGACTTGAATCTGAGAACGAATACTTGAAGAAGCAAGTTGATGTGTTGTTAAAAATCGTAGGAGGAATGAGAGATGGAAGTTAAACTAGATGTTGATAATGACTTTTGCGATGAGATTGTCGCAGCTCGTCTAATCGGTACAGCAAAGGCATTAAAGAAAGACCTAAAAGAAAAGAATTGGGGACAGGAAGACTTAGAGCAGTTCCAGAAGGTCGTTGATGCCCTAGATGTTGTCGGTCCTTGGTTTGTCTATCAATGGGAGAAGAAAGTTAAATGAAGATACTTTTGCTCGATATTGAAACAAGTCCTAACTCAGCGTATGTCTGGGGATTATACGACCAGAACATCGGCATCAATCAAATGATAGATTCATCTCAAGTTCTTTGTTACTGTGCTAAGTGGCTCGGTGATAAAGAAGTTGTGTTTGACTCAATCCACAAATCATCTCGTAAGAAGATGCTGAAAGGTATTCATGGACTTCTCAACGAAGCAGACGGTGTTGTTACTTACAATGGCAATAAGTTCGACTTACCTATTCTCAACAAGGAATTCTTACTTCATAATCTTAATCCACCATCTCCTGCTAAGAAAATTGATTTACTGCGTACTGTTAGGAGCAACTTTAGGTTTACTTCTAACAAGCTAGATTATGTATCACAGCAATTAGGATTAGGAAAGAAAGTAGACCATGAAGGATTTGAACTTTGGCTCAAGTGTATGGACAAAGATAATGCAGCTTGGGGTCGTATGGAAAAGTACAACATCCAGGATGTCATCTTGTTGGAAAAGCTTTACTATAAGCTTCTTCCTTGGATTAAATCGCTTCCAAATCGCAATCTTAATACGGACAATCATGTATGCCCAAGCTGTGCTTCGACGAAGATACAGAAGCGTGGATTTGCTTTGGCAGCAACAGGTACATACCAAAGATACCAATGTAAGGACTGTGGTTCGTGGAGTCAAGGGACTACAGCGATTAAAAAAGGTATTAAAATCAAAGGACTATGATGAGCGGAGACCATAATATGTATTCATCCCCTGTGGCAATGCCAAATGTGTGTTATAATAGTGACCCTGCTCCGAAAACCTTAGCTGATGCCTACAAAGCCTACGCTGAGGGTTCTGAAGACCAAGGCGATGTTATGTCTAAGCAAGTCGGTGGTAATCACTACCGCAAAGCCATACAGCCTTGGGACATCATCGAAGAATGGCAATTAAACTTCTGGGCTGGCAATGTCTTGAAGTATCTGTTACGATACCCATATAAGAACGGTGTTGAAGATTTAGAAAAAGCTAAACACTATTTAGAATACCTCATCAAGAAGGAAAAAGATGCCTCTACTACTGCACGAGATTAAAGAGCGACTTACAGAGCTTGATGAGATAACCTTGTTGGAGCTGTTGAACATCACCAGCGAAGACATTGTAGAACTGTTCTCTGACAGGATAGAAGAGAATGCTGACAAGTTGGAAAAAGAGGTAAGATAATGGAAGTAACAAAAGATTTGTTAAATCAATTATTTGAATATAAAGAAGGAGGATTATATTGGAAAGTAAATAGAAACTCTCGTGCAAGAAAAGGACAAGAAGCAGGAACTTGCCTAACATCTGCAGGATACAAGTGTCTTAATTTAAATTACACAATGTACGCAACACATAGACTTATTTTTTTATTTCATCATGGGTTTTTACCTGAGAAAATAGACCACATAAACGGAAATAAAGTGGACAACAGGATTGAGAATTTGAGAGCTGCGTCTGTTTCTGAAAATGGTTGGAATGCTAAAAAAAGAGTAGATAACACATCTGGAGTAAAAGGAGTCTGGAAACACAATCAAGGCAAATGGGCTGCAGAGCTGACAATGAACAAGAAAAAGATATGGTTGGGCTTGTTTGTTGAAAAGGAAGAAGCTGCTAACGCTGTTAAACAATATAGAGAACAACACCAAAAGGAATTTGCAAGACATGAATAATAAATACACAATGAGTCCGTACAACAACTTCATCGCCAAGTCACGATACAGTCGTTATCTTGATGACCAAGGTCGTCGTGAGCACTGGAATGAAACTGTAGCAAGATACTTTGACTTCATGGAGCAACATCTTAAAGACAAACAAAGCTATGTCTTAACTAAAGAACTTCGTGCAGAGTTAGAAACAGCAGTAAACAACTTAGAAGTAATGCCGTCAATGAGAGCTATCATGACTGCTGGTCCTGCGTTAGAGCGTCAGAACATCGCAGCATTCAACTGCTCATACTTACCGATTGACGACCCTAAAGCTTTTGACGAAGCTATGTATATTCTTCTATGCGGTACAGGTGTAGGTTTCTCAGTGGAGCAACAATATGTCAATAAACTACCTGAAGTCCCAGACCAGTTGTTTGCTAGTCAGACTACTATTGTGGTGTCGGATTCTAAAGAAGGATGGGCAAAATCGCTTAGACAGCTCATTGCTCTTTTATATTCTGGTGAGATTCCAAAGTACGATGTATCCAAAGTTAGACCTGCAGGAGCTAGACTTAAAACCTTTGGTGGAAGAGCGTCAGGACCTGGACCTTTGGAAGAACTTTATAAGTTTTGTATCGCCAAGTTCAAGGGAGCAGCTGGTCGCCGCTTATCATCACTCGAATGCCATGATATTCTCTGCAAAATCGGGGAAGTTGTTGTTGTGGGCGGAGTACGACGCAGTGCCATGATTTCATTGTCTGACTTGTCTGATGACAAGATGGCTCATGCTAAGGCTGGTAATTGGTGGGATGGTCAAGGTCAACGAGCATTGGCTAACAACTCTGCTGTCTACCAAGAGAAGCCATACATCGGTCAATTCATGCGTGAATGGACATCTATCTATGAATCACATTCAGGTGAGAGAGGAATCTTCAGTCGTGATGCGTCACAGAAACAAGCAGCCAAGAACGGTCGTAGGGACGCTACTTACGATTTTGGTACTAACCCCTGTAGTGAGATTATTCTTCGTCCTTATCAGTTCTGTAATCTATCTAGCTGTATTGTTCGCAGCGATGATGATATGGGTTCTTTGGAGCGTAAGATTCGTGTTGCGGCAATTCTTGGTACTTTCCAAGCTTCGCTAACTAACTTCCCATACTTGCGTAAGATTTGGCAGAAGAACACTGAAGAAGAAGCACTACTAGGTGTGTCTATGACTGGTATCTGTGATAACGCACTTTTGAATAACCCTGATGATGCTGACTTACCATCACGATTGGAGAGACTAAAAGATGTTGCTGTTACTACTAACGCTGAGTTCGCTTCTGCTATTGGCATTAATCAGTCTGTTGCGGTTACAGCAGTTAAGCCTGAAGGGACTGTATCTCAACTCTGTTCAACTGCGAGTGGTATTCATCCTCAGCATTCTAAATACTATATTCGTAGGGTTAGAGCTGATAACAAAGACCCTTTAACACAGTTCATGATTCAGTCTGGATTCGTTGCAGAGCCTTGCGTGATGAAGCCTGATTCAACAACAGTATTTAGTTTCCCTGTTGCTGTAGCTGATGGTGCTCTATTGCGTGACGACTTATCTGCACTACAACACTTGAAGTTATGGTTGTTGTTCCAGAGACACTACTGTGAACATAAGCCGTCTGTGACTATCTCTGTCAAAGAGCACGAGTGGATGGATGTCGGAGCTTGGGTTTACAAACACTTTGACGAAGTTACTGGTGTGTCGTTCTTGCCAATGGATGGCGGTACTTACAAGCAAGCACCTTATGAAGAGGTAACTGAAGAAGCTTACAACCAACTTAGAATGTTAGTTCCAGAGTCAGTTGACTGGGGTAACTTCAAAGAGTATGACGATAATGTCGAAGGAGCTCAAATGCTAAGTTGCACAGCAGGAGGCTGTTCTATATGATTATTGAATTTATTCTTGGCTTTATTGTTGGGGTCATTGTTGTTTTGTTAGGTTTTACTATAAAGCAAATATATACAAACTTATATGACCATGTAGTCAATTTAAGAGCTGAAAGAAAAGAACTGCTTGAGCGTACGAGAGAATTAACTGCCCATTTCTACAGTACTCAACAAGATGTTAATGAGTTCTACGAATGGAGAAAGTCAAAGAGTAAATAGTTTCCTTGTGTAGTCTCCTTCCGAGACCTTTATAGCCACCCTTCGGGGTGGTTTTTTTATGACTCAAACATCTCTTTTTCGTGAGTGCGTCGTTTAACCAAGCCAGGAAGCACTTTACCGCCAGCTTTGGTCCAGACTAAGAACTGCTCTGCGGCAGCCTCGTATTCACTTCTATTGACCTTCATACGCAATGTAGAGTTCTGTAAGTTACCTAAGCCTACATTGAATGAGAAAGACACCAAGGCATCAAACTGTCCTTGAGTCAACGGCACTTTAATCAGACGCAATACACCAGCTTCAAACCTTGCTAGGTCTTTACGAAGTATCTCGTCTATCTCATCGGCACTTAGAACCCTATCCCAACCTGCAGGAATAGGAAGTTGTTTTCTATCAGCCAGTGGAACTTTAGCGTGGTTTGGGTCAATAACATGACCAACTCCTATCGTCCATAACAATGCAGGGCATTGATAAGGGCGGTTACGGACACCCTCATCTTTCTTAATCTGTTCAATACACTTCTGACTTACTTTCACTTCTTCTTATCCCAGTTGCGTGAACCGAACCAGAAACCAATGATACCGCCAAGCATAGCCATCTCGTCAGAAGAGAAAATCATCTCGCTGATAATCTCTAAGTCGTCCACACCTGTAATCAAACCAGGCATTGAGAACAATTTGTAACATAACCAGAAGTTAATCAATACTAGCTCAATAACGAACAAGTAAGTGACTGTAGGGCGAACTGTACCAACATAGTTCACCACCCAAGTTGACGCTCTTTCCATGACTTTCTTGTCGTGGTCTAAGGCAGCATTCTGCATCTGAGCAGCTGTCTGCATCTCTACTTGGTCTGTGCGAATCTCTTCCATCTTAGCTTGAGCAACGAAGCCTCGCTCCATCATCTGTAGCTCTCGCTCTGTCTGCATCTGAGCAAGTTCTAACTCATGCTTTTTATCAGCCTTGTCTTGAAAGAAACCTAATAGGCTAGGTAGACCTGAGACTAATAGTCCACCGATTGTTGAAATTAGTGATAGCATATTTATTCCTTGTTTGCTAGTGGGTTATCTAAAGCTCGTTTAATCTTAGTGTCAGTTTCCTTACGCATATCACGAAGGTCTTTGTCAACTTCTCTTGTCATCTGCTTGTTGTTGCGTTCTACTTCCTCAACAATCTTCTCTAATCGACGAACATCGTTCTTGATGTCGTTCTTGATGTCACGAGTGTAGTCGTTAATCTTAGAGGTGTTCTCTTCCACAGCAACTAACCTAGAGTTGTATTCAGCCATGTCTTGAATGGACTCAATCTTCTGGTACAGGTTAAAAACAAACCATAACATACCAATAAAAGTAGAAATACCAGTAGCGATAAGACCTATCATTCCGATAGACATTTTCTTACCTAATATCTCAATCTCTTTCTCTTCTATACTGTGCATCTACCATCTCCTCGTGTGTTTTCTGACTTCCCATTATCAGAGCGTAATAGCTCCTGTTATTATCTTGTATTGGTTTCTTAACCATATTCCTAAACAGCATATCTATAATCATCAACGGCTGTGTCTGCATCGGTACATCTACCATCACTGGTGCTGTCTGCGTGACTTCATTCTTAACTTCAGCTCTAGTCGGCTTTGCCACTGGTTTAGCTTCCGTCTTCTTCTCCGCCTTTGGTTCTGCTTGGGCAGTTTGAGCTGCAGGTTGCGGATTAGTCTGTTGAACTGATACTGTTGCATTGACTGGTCTCGTAATTACTTCGTTGACAATTGGGTCAGACACGACAGGAGTTTCAACGCTAACTGTGCCTGTTGTACTGACTTGAAGTACTGGTGCTGAAACAACTGGTGCTGATGGTGTGACAACATTAGCAAGTGCATAAGCTGCTTCGTATCCAGAACATCTTCTGTCATACAGCGGGTTAAGGCTGCATTGTTGATTGAAATAAGCTTGAGTGTATCCTGGACAGCTTGGGTCATAGAGAGCATTCAATCCACATTGTTGTGTTAAATAAGCCTGAGCGTAACCTGCACAGCTAGGACTAAACAGAGGGTCTGTTAGACACATATCGCCAGTAGTTTGTGTAATATTTGACACATTTTCTACTCTTCTAAACCCTGGACCGCTGTAGTTCAATGTGTACTGGTTCAGTGAACTATCGCCAGTCATTCCCATTGTTACTGTTCGCCAAGGGTCTATGTTGATTTGCTCATAGTGCACACCTATATAGCCACTAGGTCTAATCTCAACACCGAAAGTGTTTAAGTTACCTGGTCTGCCATATTCACTGATGTTTTCCCACTTGTACCGCTGATACTGAGGTGTTCCTTCAGTTAAGAACCTACCTTGACCGTAGTTAATCAAGTCCGTCTGCAATGGCATAATAGCAAAACTAAACGGATGATTAGGCTGTGTTATGTCGTATCCTGAGCAACAGAAGTGATTTGTCGGATTGAGAAACCCAACAACACCGTTGCTGAACATATAAGATTCAGTAAACACACGACCGTAGTAAGGAAAAGCAAACTGGAGTGGAACTCTAGCATAGCCATCATCACTGATTTGATGCTGTATTATCTGTGTGTAACTTAATGTCGGTAAATATAAACAAGTTCCGACAATTAGTGACAGCAACCATCTCATTTTATCTTAGGTCGAGTAGGGATTAGTGCAGTGTTGTCCATCCAGTAGTTCTTAGCTTCAACACCAACTTTACCTTCTACTGGACAGAATGTACCAGCATCCCACATAGCCCACCAAATAGCAGCATCCTGACACATCACTGACACAGCAGCAGTTTTCATCTGCATATTGAACAATGACTCAGCCTTGATAATCATCTCACAGTTACTATCACGAACTGTAGTTCCCATAGAGATACCAAAGATTTGAGTCTGCACCGCTGCAGCCACACCGCTACTACACATCTTGTTATTGATGGTTGTAATAGACGGTGAGATAGCTGACGGAGGAGGAGACTTTACTGTTGTCTCAGACTTAGATGTAGAGTCAGTAATGATTGGCTGTGCCTGTACTGGTACATAGCTGACACAAATAAGGACTAAGCCTATCCAAAGGTATAGTAAAGTCCTCATTGCTGTTGTTCCAATTCTCTAATACGACGACGAACAGCTTCTAAATCACCTGAAGGTTGTATTGTTTCAGGCAACTGTTCACGAGCTGTAGGAACTGCTCCAGCTGCTGAGTATTTACCTAAGAAATTCATAGTATCAGCGTATGTCTGCGGCAGCGGCTTGTTAGTTACTTTTTGGTCAGCTAAGTATCGTAACATTGTCTGACCTTGAGGATTAGTCATCATCCAAGCTAGTTTCTCAGCACTGTTAGCAGAACCAGACACCATGTTTAATGTGTCCTGTATAGCTGCTACAGCTTTACCAACTGTCCATCCACCACCCACCGCAGCTGCTTCAGTTGTAGTACCCTGCAATTGACTCTGTAATGACTCTGAAGGACCTACAGGCTTTTTAGTAATCGATTCTAAATCACGAACCAATACTTTTACTTTAGCTTTTTCTGCTGGTGTTTTAAACAAGAAGTCATTTAAACCCAATGCACCTGCTTCTGATTTCTGAGCTGTAATATCTTTTAAATTAGACAACAGTTTATCTGGGTTTCCTTTTGCATCGTCTAACACCTGTTGCATTGTACGATTACGCAAAGAAGCCACAATATCAGGTCTGTTTGCATCTAGTAAGTTAAGCATCACAACACGCTCTGTTGGAGTTGCTTGTGTCAAATACTGAACTGTTTCAGTAGGGTCTAAAGCAGACGGATTGTCTTTCATAAACTTCTTAATAAAAGGAGTTTCTGCGTAGCTGTCTAATTGCTTCAAACCTTCTCTAAAATCATCACGAGCTTTGCTTAATTCTTTAGCACCTTTTACATTGGCTTGAACAGCTGTGTCTAAATCGTCTCTAAAACCATTTAAAACTTTACGAGCGATTCCCTTTACTGTTCCAGGAGCGACACCTTTAAACACATTGTCTGTGCCGCCAGGCATTGAAAACTCACCTGTTTTAGCAGCTTTACCCCAAGACTCTAAGTTCTTTTGAAGCTCTGCAATTGTTAACTTCTGTGTTTGTTCAGCAGTTACAAAAGCTGGTTTACCGTCAGCACCTAGAACCATAGAAGGCTCTGACTGTTTAGACATTTGATTCTTTAAACCTCTTAGCTGGTCTGCTACTTGTTTTAACTCAATCGGCATACCTTCTGCTGAGTAATAAGCAATCTGGTCGTCTAATGTTTTGTTCAGACCATCAGTTCCAAAAATCCTCTCATTACCAGCTGCTTTTTCAGCAGCAGAGAAGTTAACTCTATTCTGTGCTCTGAACTTATTAACAATTCTGTTGTTCTGATAGTTAACAGCGTCAATCACACCTTTGTTAATATCAGTAGCTGTGAGGTTTTTATTAGCACTAAACTGTTGAATCTTAGATGCAAAGTCTTCTGCTGAATCAGCTTGAGACAGTCCAAAACGCTGAAATATAGGAGCACCGCCTTCTGCTTTTGCTACATCAGCTTCTGTTCTTAACAATCTCTCAGAGCCTGTGCGTTGTCCAGCAGTCATAGGAATACCTGTTTCTGTTGAAACGGACGGTTTTGCTGTTGATGGAACATTTCGTCTTACTGCACCAGCTGCTCCTGTAAATAGACCAGGAAGAACACCTACAAGCATTTGACCTGTTGATGATTCAGGAAACAAGCCTTTAGCAGCTAAGTTTGATAAGCCACCAATTAAACCAGCAGTGCCTACAGCAACTGTACCTACAAGAGGACCGCCAATATAAGCTGGAGTTGCTAAAGCTGCTGCAGGAGCTGCACCTTCTGTAAAACGATAAATAGCTTGCTCAAGACCTGATTTAGGCTCGTTAGCTATTTGAAAAGTTTCACGCATTTTAGCTGTAGGAGAACCGCCAAGTGAAATATCTGTACCTGGTATTGTTGGAGCACCTTGTCCAGCTGCCTGTAATGGAATAGAAGCTACTTCAGGAATAAAACCCAATAAATTAGTAGCACCACTAGCTGCTCCAGAAAAAGCAGCTCTACCGCCTTCTGCTAACGCTTCAGCTGTGCTACGACCTTCACGACGAGCTATCTCTGCTCTTACTGCGTCTAAATCAGTTGCCATTGAGTTAGTCCTTTATTTTTTCTGTTCTGTTAGTTGTTTTTCAAGAGCCTTTAATTGTTCTAACGACATATTTTGCAATGGGTCTGAAGCTACAGGAGATGTAGGTAATGGTCTGTCGTAGCCAGCAAATGAACCTTTATTTTGTCTGTAGTAATCTAATCCTGCTTTTGCATCTGTTAACTTCTTGCGTTGAATTGCTAACATATCATTAATAAATGTTACAGCAACATCAGGCTGCATAGAACCACTAGCAAATCTATCTAGTGATGCTTGGAAGTCTCTATCTGTTGGATTTACACCTAACTGTTTAGCAACAGCAGATGCAAGTTCAATACGATTAGCATTAAACTTATCAGTATTAGCCAATAAATCAATAGTCGCTTTATCTTTAATACCAAAAGTAGCTAAAGAGTTAGCAAACACTTTTCTAGCATCGTTAAATGTTCCAGAAATAATTCCTTTATTAACAGCTTTTAACTGTTCTTCTAGTCGTGGAATAACATTTTCTGCAGAGTCACGAACTTTTAATAAATTTTTAGCATCTTCTTTATCAATGTCGAGAACATTCTTATCGCCTGTATCGACTTTAATATTAGTCTTCTGACTAAAACGGCTGTAAGGAGCTCCAAGAGTTCTAATGACATTACCGTCTTTATCAACTAAAACTTTCTGAACCATTTCAGGGTCGCCTGGGACACCAACTTCAATTTCTTTACGACCAAGAATACGAGTTTCTTCCATCGTTTTACCTAGCGTAGCTGATTTCTGTGCTTGACCTTGTGCTAATAAAATAGCCTGTCTTGCACCAGCTGCATCGCCTTGTTGGTTTAAGAACTCTGCCATTCTTACTAAACCATCAGGTGTGTTGTCGTTTAACTGTTTAGCTTGCTCACGAATAGCAGCGATTCTTTCTTCAGGTGTCTGTACACCAAGACCAGTACGAAGACCTTGTCCAGCTGCTTCAGAGAACATACCGACATTACCTAAGACACCGCCTAATAGGTTTTGTCCAGCTTCAGTTCCTCTCTTGTAAGCTGCCTGTTGCATGGCTTTGTTTTGCATTGCTGGTGAGACACCAAACAATGAACTAACAATCCCTAACTCTTCTTTATCAAACATATCTGCCATAATAATTCCTTAAGATAACCAGTTACCGATTGCTGTAGAAAGACCTTGCTGTGCAGCCTGTGCTAATGGATTAGCGATACTGCCCAAAGCTTGTCCCTGTCCGTATACCTGTGCTAAGTTTCCTTGTAACTGAGTAGCAGCAATGTTTTGACCGCCTAACAAGCCTAATTGACCAGCTCTTCCGCCAGCTGTAGCCTGTAGGTTAGCAATATTTGTGCCTAATGTCAATGGCTGTTGAGCTAATGATTCCAATGCACCAGCTTGACCGAATAAGCTGCTAGATAGACCCTGTTGAGCTTGTGCTCTAGCAAGAGCTTGATTCTGTGCGTTAGCAGCTAAAGTAGCATCTTGCTGGGCTAAAGAGTTGTAGTAAGCTGCTGCAAGAGGATTAGTCTGCATCAAACCTTGTTGTCCTGGAGCATAGCCAGCTCTAGTTCCGCCAGTAGCTAAACCTGTCGTTCCTGTCTGGAATAACTTGTTCTGTAATCCAGCTAATTGCTGTTCACGACCTGGAGCTAACAAACCTTGCTGTTGAGCCATAATGTCAGCAGCTTGTTGTTGTAAGTTACCTGTAGGAATAAATGCTTGACCAGCAGACATCAAACCTTGTTGAGCAGCTTGAATTTGTGGTGTAGATGTATAACCAGCTTGAGTAATCTGACCTGTTGTCGGGTCAACAGTGTACTGAGATGTACCAAAAGCTGTTGTAGTACCTACTGGTTTAAACTGTGCAAGATTTACTGAACGATTAACTGAACCAGTTTGTGTCTCTAAGTTCTTTTGAAACACATTCTGTAACTGATTAAGTTGCTGTGCTGTCAAAGCAGCATTAACACCACCACTTATTAAACCGCCTTGACCAGCTTGTCCCATAGGTCTGCCAGCAGCACCGCCAATCAATGACTTCAATGCGGTAGAAGCAAATGTCTTACCAGCATTCACCACATTGTCAAACAAACTATTAGAAGCAACACCGATTGGTTGACCAGTGGCACTGTTAATAGCTTGAGCATAGCCTGAGCTTGTGTCTAGTACATAGGTTTGACCTCCAGTGTCGCTATAAATAGCTGAACCGTCATCAAAAGTTTGTAATGATGTACCGTCATCAAAGATTTGAAAATTATCGCCCATTTGATATGTCCCCGAATCACTTCCTGTATAATATGCGTTAGATATGGCATTAGCACCTTGGTTTACACCTGCATTAACACCGCCACTGATTAAACCTGTTAATAATCCTTGACCTACATTACCGCCTGATAATGCTTGTCCTGTAACACCTGAAGCAGCTCCGCCAGCAGCACCGCCAGCAATGTTACCTGCGACTGTAGAACCTGTCTCACCTGCTACAGTACTGCCAACCTCGCCGCCTACAGCACTTCCAACTTGACCAGCTACATAGCTTGTCGCTGCTGATTTAGCAATGTCTTCTAGCTCACCGCCTTGAGCAGCTGTAATACCTGCTGTAGCTAATGAACCAGCAACAGGACCACCAAAGTAATAAGCACCAAGTTTAATGGCACTGTTAACAGGGTCGTCTAAGACTGGTTGAATAACATTGTCATCAATCCAAGAACCTGCGTCTGATACTACATCACCGACATCAGATACGGCATCTGAGACAACTTCAACTACTGAGGAGACTGCACCACCCATTATTTAAGCTCCATAGTCCATGCGAAGTTTTTACCTTTTTTATCTACTTCGATAGGTAACTTCATACTTTGCATCATTGATATTAGTTTATAGTTGTCTGTTTCACCGACTAATCTATTAACACCTGCTTGCGGTATATCTTTAATTGCTTGCTTCATTGCATTGCCAATCATTCGTGGGCTATCAATGGTGTACATATGTACTTCTAAAGTGCCTTCACCTTGCTGTAAGCCTACAAACACTGTGTTGTTATATCGTAAGATAATAGCTTTCTTTTGCTCAACCAATGACTTTAGACCAGCTAAGAAACGCTCTTCTTCTTTAGTGAATCCACCTTTTTCTAAGTCTTGGCGAATAATATCGCTAGTGCTTACTTCTTGGTCAATGATTTCTGCCATGATTAGAATGTACCGCCATCAATAGAACCTCCAGACAACGCACCAGTTAGCGTAATACCGTTGCTTGCTGTGAAAGTTCCAGACACAGTTAAATTTACTGCTGTAGTTGTTCCTGTCAATGCAGGACCAGCTAAGTCAGCCTTAGTAGCAATTGCTGTTGCAATAGCATTGTATTCTGTGTCATGTTCAAAGCCACGGACAATCTTCTGGGAATTCCCTGTTGGTAAGCTATCCTTAGCTGTAAAGTTTGTGGTTTTTGTGTAGTTTGCCATGTTAAGCGACCCTTCCAGGTTTTACATATACATCAAGTTTTTGAACGGATAATGAAGTACCATTAATGATACTCTCTAAGCCAAGCTGTAAAGCACGACCAGTGCCAGAAGCAGGGACATCTAGTTTAGTAATTACAACACCGCCTGAATACTTAGCAATGCCATATTCACCGATACCGTATTCTGAAATAGAGCCTGTATTCAGTATATTTACTGCAGATTCATAACTACCTTCGTAGTCAAAGTCCCACTTTACTGATACTGTTTGACCTGCTCCACCAATAAGGTAGAAGTCAGCTTTCTTTAGAATTTTTAGTTGTGTTGGTGTCTGATAATCAAAGTAGTTGGTATAATAAGACATCTCATAGTCTGTACCATTATCTTGATAACCAATATACTTACCAACATAACCAGCTAAACCAAAGTAAACTTCTTTGTTTCGTGTTAAGCACATAGCTGTAGGAATCAATTCAGACCATGTTGTTACACGAGCTGCACCATCTTGCATCTGCACTCTTGTATCAAGACAATAAACAATGTTTTGACCAGGAAACGATAGTAAGTAAAAAGCATCTAAAGGGCTATATACTGACTTAATTTCTTTTGGTGTTTCAAGTGAAACATAGTTTAACAAGTCGTCACGAACATTCTTAGACAAATCTCTAAACGGTGCAGACTTCTCTTGAATAGTTCTTGCTAATGACCTTACACCAGTGTCAGACAAAAAGATAACATCAGTACCTGTTGTCTGTACAGAGTCTCTGGCAATACAGCCAATACCTGTTACAACATCAGACAATGTGATAGCTGTAGGGTCTTGTGCGTTAGCATAAACTACTGTATGACGCTCACAGAAGATAATCAAAAAACCGTTGTGAGCAGCAATCGCTGTGATAGGGTCTCCATCACCTACAACCTCAGATATATTTAATCTACCAGCTGTACCTGTTCTATAGTTCAGTGCATCAACTAAGTCACTAAAATAAACAGTTTGTTGGTCTCCAGCAATGTCTGCAACCCATGTACGACCATAAGCAGCTAAAGCACAGTTAGGTGTAAATGTAGATGTTGTATAGCCGTTAGGCAATGTACCTAAATCACCTAGTCTCTGAAATCCAAAAGCACTGGTTAAGTAGTTCAACACCAATACAGGATGTCCTGCTTGTACAACAGTACCGTAAGACTTAGTCTCACCTGATTGCTGAATGTTGGCTACTTGCCAATGACTGTCTGATATTGTATAAGACACATTACCGTCATCAGCAGCATTACGAACAGTCTTAGCTACCAGAGCACCAGACTCTTCAATAAATAGCTTATTATTACCAGCAGCAAACAACACCACATTGTTATCAGGACCACGAAGTTCGTGTACTGTCTTAACATCAGCAGTGCCTAAATCAGTATTGGTAGCGTGGACATTGTCCCAGCCTTTACGAGAACCAATACGACCAAACTTATCAATAATACAGTTGTTTGCAATTAAAGCGTATCCAGACTCCAATGTAACGCTAGAGTCCTGGGTGTTTAAACCCATGAAGCCAGGAGCTGCTACAGTTGCTGCTTGGAGTTGTTTACTCACACGCTCACCCAATTAGTGTCTTCAATGTAACGATTAGACTCAAGAGCAATATAATCAGCCATTAAGTTCTTAGCTAGTAAATAAGCTTCTGAAGAGGCTAAACCACCGTCTTCACCACGCTCTACTAGAGCTCTTGCATACGCATTCATAATCACGACATCAGCAGGAACTTTAATTACTGTGCTATCGCTAGTTAGTTTGTCTTGTGGTAAGAACACATTGAATCGTAATGTGTAAACACCGTTAGGAATTGGGAAGACATCAACTAGCGTGTCTCCGTTAGAGTCTTGACCGTTAAAGTTGTAATACTGTGGAGAACCTTTTTGTGCAGTTGTCAACAAGAACTGCTGGTCCATCCAATCACGAGTAGCTTGTCTTAAAAACCAGTTACTTGTGTCATTTAATACATTACCAACTCTAAAGCGTACACCAGAGCCTGTGAGGACATAACTGAACAAATCAGCTGTTGTGTCGGCTGTTAAGGTTTCTGACAACGCATTCCAATTGTAAGCAGCTTCTACCTGTGTCTTAGCATCGTTAACGAAAGTACCGATTAGCTTAGAGTAAGTAGTAGCATTAACTGTAGAGACTTCAGACTCTCTAAGTCTTAGTAAAACTTCATTAACTGCTTGTAAATAAGTAGTTGTCATATATTCCCTTAGTTTAGCACACTTTTATGTTTGTGTCAACAATTATTTTACCATTTTACCTTGTCAGCCCAATATGCCGCACTCATCTTACCTTTGGCAATATTCTTAGCATGACGGTCTTTAAAAGCCTTATTTCGTGCTGTTCCTTCAGGACTACCTTTTACACCTTGTTGACCGAAACGAATTGTCTTTATTTGGTCGCCAGATTTAGCCACAACAACATGAGACTTAGTTGGGTGACTTGGTGTTGATTTAGGCTTATTATAGCCTGAAACACCTGCTTTAGTTAGTCTTGAGTCTTTTTTCATTTCTTTTTCTTAGCTGTTTTAGCAGCATCTTTGAAGTCTTTAGCGGTTGGAGCACCTTTAGAGCCTACCTTACGCATCTTTTCACCTGAACCAGACTTGATACGAGCTTTCTTGGCTGCGATATTGGCATACAGTCCTGGTTTCATTAGCGACCTCTCTTAGAGTTATTCTTCATCGTTCTTGCACCACGAACTGGCATAGATTTACCAGCCTTTGACAAAGCAATAGCCACTGCTTGTTTCTGTGGCTTGCCTTCTTTAACCATCATACGGATGTTAGAAGATACTGTTTTGTCTGATTTACCTGATTTCAATGGCATATTAAACCCTTTCAAGCACAAAAGTGCAGATTGCATAAAATGTTGAAGAAGCTTCTGGTGTCATAGAGATTGTGTCTCCTTCTTCCAAAACTACATAAGCTCCACCGTCAAACTTAAAATAATCTTTAGATGCTAAACTGAACTCATTAAAAACATTGATAGTTGTAGTTGTACTAGCATCATACCAAGACACAGTGATATGCTTAGTGTTACCACCACCGTTGTGTAGATACATTAGATTCCATCTAACTTGATAGCCGTCAGGAACGGTATATATTAAGTTAGACGACCCTGCTGTTAAGTTTTTACCTACTGATAGGTGTTTCATTATCCACCAAACATTTTCTTAATAACTAAAGTTATCGCTGCACCAATAGAACCTGCAGCAAGAAGCAATACATATAATCCACCTTTACCTTGGTTAATTACTGCATTAACCTGTTGCATCTCTTTGCGTAACAGATGAACTTCGTTAATTAGTATCTTGACCTCTGCTTGTAAAGCTCCGAAGTCCTTGTCTGTTATGTTGTCTGACATACCTACCCTATGAGTTCTTCTTCATTGATTACTGGAACTGCTTGCCACTTACTTGTGTAGCCTTGAGTAATGCAAATATATCTAACCTGAAGTTCTTGAGTCTTATCTTGTTTAATAATAATACGAAACTCAGGTGTTGAATTTGGATATAACATTATTCAGGCTGTTGTTCAGTAGTTGATTCAGGTTGCGGTGGTGGTACATATTCAGCAATTACACCATATTCACCTGCATTTGCTTTAGTCCAAATTTCTTGGATGTGTGCATAAGCATCTGTGCCATTAATACCTGATGGATGTTCCTCATTAACTTCTTCATACTTTACAACGCACTCAAAAAAAGTATGTTCGGCATCACACCACTTTAAATCTTTAACATATTGAACTGTAAACATAATTTATCCTTAAGAAATACGAACCCAAAGACCAGGTGTAAGAGTAGAACCATCGCTAAATGCTCTTGACACACATCTCCATGTTCCTGAACCAATAGTAGTGTATACAGCACCGATTGCAAAATTAAAATATGGCATATACACATCATTTCCAGAATTATCCATTACCACGGAAATTGGATATGTTCTTAAACTTGAACCCGCAATGGTTGAATTTGGGTTGTAATTTGTTGTGTTACCTGGTCTACCACAAACATAACTACCAATAGCATATAAATCAGTATTAGTAATTGCACCTGTTTGACCGTTAAGAGATGTTACACCACCACCTGAACCTGAGGAAGCAGAAGTAATACGACCTTTAGCATCAACAGTTACAGTAGCTGTAGTATATGTCCCTGCAGTAACACCAGTGCTTGATAACTTATTAGTAGTTACAGCACCGTCAGCAATTTTAGCTTCTGTTACATTTGAATCAGCAATCTTTGCAGTAGTAACAGCATTGCTTGCAATATCGCCAGCAACAATAGTACCATCAGCAATCTTTGCAGAAGTAATTGCACCGTCAGCAACCTTATCTGTAGTGATGCCGCCATCAACCACAGTAGAAGGAATGATTTCCTTAACTACTCCACCAGTATGCTCTGTGTATAGTTTACCATCAGCAGTATTAACCGCTAACTCTCCCACTGATAAAGAAGAAGCAGCTGGAACTGCACTTGCAGTCTGGCTGTTCTTAGTTATAATTGTAGTCATTAAAATGTTCCTCCGTTAAGTGTTCCTGTAATTTTGTTTCCGTCAATTGATGTTATCCAAGTAGGGTTGCTGTATGAACCAGCTAAAGATACATAAGTTGATGATGCTGTAGAGCTAGTCAAATAGCTTGATAAATCTAAAGTAGACCAAGTTGTAGCATAGTTTGTGTTAGATGATTTTACTAAATACTGACCTGTTGTTCCACCAGATGGGATACCAACACCATCAGCACCAGCAGGTCCAGTAGCACCAGTTGCACCTGTCGGTCCTTGCGGTCCTGTAGCACCTGTAGCACCTTGAGGACCTGTATCGCCTGTGTCACCTTTAGGACCAGTCGCTCCAGTAGCACCAGTTGCACCTGTGTTACCTGTATCGCCTTTATCGCCTTTAGGAATGCTAAAAGCAAAAACAGCAGCACTTGAAGTTCCTGTGTTTGTTACTGTTACTGAAGAACCTGCAGCACCTGTAGTAACCGTACCCACAGAAATAGTAGCGGCTGTTCCTGCAGCTCCTGTTGCACCAGTAGGACCAGTAGCTCCTGTTGCTCCTGTAGCACCTGTGTCGCCTTTATCGCCCTTGTCGCCTTTATCGCCTTTAGGTCCTGTAGCTCCAGTTGCACCTGTAGCTCCTGTTGCACCAGTTTCACCTGTGTTTCCACGAGGAATAGTAAAAGCCATTGTAGTTGTGCCAGAAGTGTATGTAACACTTGCGTCACTACCTGCAGCACCTGTTGATACAGTTACATTTAAATCATCAGCAAAGTTTAAAGACGCATCTCTAGCCGCTTCAGCAGCAGCTTGTGCAGTCTCAGCATTGGCTTCAGCAGTTTCTGCTGCAGTCTTAGCTGCTTGTGCATTAGTGTTAGCTGTCGATGCGGTTGTTGCTGAACTAGAAGCAGAACTGGCTGAGGTACTAGCTGCAGTGGCTGAATTCGCCGCAGCAGTAGCACTGTTAGACGCTTGGTTTTTAAAACCTTCAGCTTGTTGTGCATATTGTTGAGCAATAACGGCTTCGTTAGAAGCGTCGTTAGTTGCATCACCTGCACCGCCTGGACCACGATATGTTGCCATGTATTATCCTTTGTGTCTTGTTTAAAGACTCCGAATACACATTCCTGCGTAATGCGAGCCCTTAAAAAAGACCCCTGCCGAAGCAGGGAATCTTAGTGCTTATATTAAGCGTTAACAGCCAATACGAAACCAGCTTCTGGGCGAACAACTTTAGTACCGAACAATGTGTCGGCAGTGTAAAGTGTTGACAAGTAGTCTAGTTTGTACTGAGTCTGTGAGCGAACACCAACTTGCTCAGCAAGAACCATTGTGTCTGTATGGAACAACAATGCAGCTTTAACACCATCACCAGCTGAGTTCTCAGCAGCAGTTTCGATAGTAGGCATATTGCTTGACACATAGATGTCGATGCCATACAACTTACCGATTTGACCGTTCTGAACACCACGACCATCAACGAAGTCGCTTGAGTTGTAGCGGTCAACACCCATGATTGCATTACGCAATGATGGTGGGATTGCAAACTTACGACCGTCCATTGGTACATCAGCGTCGTCCATCAACTGGATTAGCTTACGGAAACCAGCGTCAGTGAATACATCAGATGTAGTTACTGTGTCAACAGCGTAAGCAGTCAAACCAGTAGAAGCATCGATGAAGTATGCGTTTGAGTGAACCCAATCAGAAGCGTCGCCGTCACCGAAAGACTTACCTAAAGCAATCAACTCGTCGTCAACTTGTTTAGCCAAAGCATAGCCAGCGTCTTCTGTGTAGAATGAGCGTAGTGATGACAAAGCTTGAACAGCAGTGATGTCCTCGATGAAGCGTGAGTATTCAAAGTGCTTGTTGATTAGAACTTGTACTTCAGATTCAGCGTTAGCTTGAATTGTAACAGCTGTGTTAGCAGCTTTAGCAGTTGCTGAGCCACGAACTGGCTTAGGAATGTGCAATGTGTCGCCTTTTTTGCCTTTGAAAGACATCTTGCGAACTAAGTTTGCCAATACTAAGTTTTTCTTGTAGGCAGCGATAACCTCATCAGACCAAATTTCTGGAATGAAGTTTGCTGCTGCTGTGTTGTTAACGATGGAGGTACTATCTCCTGGGTATACTACTTTTGCCATGATTTTATTTCCTATAAAAGTTTAAGTTAAATACTAAAATTACTTGACTCTACCTTCAGCGTATGCAGCCATAATCTCTTCAGACATCTGGTCGTAACGGTCAGGGTCAGTCATTCTCAATTTAATAAGGTCTGCTCTACGATATACTTTTCTGCTTGACTCACCAGCACCGCCAACATCCACGGTTGCAGCTTTCATTGCAGTTTTCTGTGCGTTAGCTTCTACTTCATTTGATTGAGCTGTCTGTTGGACAACCTGTTGTGCTTTGATTTGTTTAATCTCTTTGTAAGTAGATAACAACTCGTCAGCAGCTTCAAAATCGTATTCTGCGTCAGCTTTAGCAAACAAGTTCAATCGAATTGCTGAAGATTTAACCCAATCCTGGAAACCACTGTCTTGTGCAATAGTTACAAAGTCTGGATGTTTTGCAGACAACTGTTGAGCTGTCTTCATCTTCTTCATTTCAAGTGCTGCTTGTCGTGCTTCAATTACTGCAGGATGCTTTTCAACCTGTCTGTTCACAGCCTGTTTAGGGTCTGCAAAAAAGTCTTCTTCAAGCGATTCTTCAATCGGCTGTTGCTGAACTTTCTTGTTAGATTCGAGTTGTTGCTTTAAAAGCTGGTCTGCAAGGCTTCGTACTTCGTGAACCTCGTTTGCTTGACGACCGATGAGCTTTTCAGCTTCTTGGTGCATCCTTGCAATCTCGATAGCTGATTTACCTCTGTACTTCTCTGGTAACTCTTCTACCGCTGGTTCAGCGTTGTCAACCGCTTCAGGTTTACCAGAACTAGTTGTATCTGGGACTGGGGTTGTAACATCTTGTACTACTTCTTGCTCATTGCTTTCAAACAGTTCGTCTTGGTCAATAAAGTTTGCTGCCATTTAAAGTCTCCTGTCACCGAATCAAGTGATTTTAGGATTTATATTCTGAGGCTCTTGCGAGGTGTCTCAGGC